ATGATCTGGTTATCTAAAAACTATCTAGGAATGAAAGATCGTACTGTTCAAGAAACTGTTGTTGAACCTTTACCATTAATCATTGAAGGGAGAGCAGAAGATATAGATGGCTAAACAGAATTTCTCATTATACACACCTCGTGATAAACCACCCAAAAGACCTCAACGTCATAAAAAGACTTTGAATAAAAGCGAAAAAAGAAATAAGAAACTAGTAAGATATAAAGGACAAGGCAGATGAGAGATAATAAAGTTATAGAATCCTATTTAAAAAAGCATTGGAAAAAGATTCAAGAGATGATGTTATTTAAGAATCTTAAAAAAGAAGTTCAGATAGGTGCTAATGGAACACTAGGATATGTAATAAAAGAAGGTATAAACAAAGGTAAAAAAGCTAACAAATAAAGGGAGATAATATGGATATTGGAGAGAATACTTTTTTAAAATTAAGAGAAGAAAAATTAAGACTCAAAGAAGAACTAGATCAAGTAAAAATACAAAGAGATATTTCTTTAAGAAAACAAAAGAAACTTGAAGATGCTGTTAAAGATTTAAGAAAGTTAGTAGAGCATGGACAAGAGGTGAATAAGACACCTTAAAAGATAATCTTTAAATTTATAATGTTGTGTGATATTTATGTCATATGGCTAAATATAAAAACAGAACTGTTAAACTAAACAAACCCTCTCGTGGAGATGTTAAGAAGTTTAAAGTATTTGTTAAAGATAGATCATCAGGTAGAGTTAAGAAGGTTAATTTTGGCTCTAAGGAAATGTCTATCAAGAAGAATATTCCAGCTAGGCAAAAGAGTTTTTTTGCTAGATTCAGACCTATATTGGCCAAAGTTAAAGGCCAGAAGAATTTAAGTCCAGCTTATTGGGCTATTCAATCATGGAAAAAAGGATTTAAGATATGATAGATAGATTCTTTTATAGATTCTTTGGTATGCTTGATAACTTATTTGATAAGTTTATTTCAGATGCACCTAAAAAGAGAAAAAAGAAATGAATCTATCAGACTTATTAAAAAAGAATATAGTAATGATACCTGTTGTAGCTTCTCTTATCGTTGGAACATTTACTGGTGTTAAATACATTGTAAGTCTTACTGAAACTATTAACAAAAATAAAGCTGAGATAACTATAATTAACGATACTCACTTAAAAAACTTTAAAGGCTACATAGCAAGACTTAGTGAAAATCAGCAACACTTATTATTAAATATAGAAACAAATAAGGGTAAGAGAATTGTTACTGATGATAAAATGAACAGACTTGAAGAAAAGATAAAACAACTAGAAATAGACTTTAAGAATTTTTTAATAAAGAAAAGTAATTAATATGGAGATAAACAATATGAACTATTATTTTACAGGACTATTGATTGTATTGTTTTGCTTGTTAGCTTTATTTGTTAAACCAGCATATCCAGACAGTACACAAACAAATACATCAGGCTCTAATACTGCAATCGAAGGTGGATATACTTCAACTTCAACTACAAATTTTGCAACAGGAAGTTCATCAAATACTACATCAAATTCTACAAACACTTCTAATGTTAAATCAGCACCACCAACAGCTTCAGCACCATCATTTTCTGCTCAATCACAAGACGTTTGTGCAACAGGAGTATCAGTTGGAATACAGACATTTGGTACTGGTTTCTCTGGTGGTAAAACTAATAGAGATATGAACTGTGAAAGAATTAAGTTAGCTAAAGTATTGTATGACTTTGGAATGAAAGTAGGGTCAGTTGCTTTACTTTGCCAAGACGAAAGAGTCTTTGAAGCTATGATTAATGCTGGTACACCTTGTCCGATAGATGGTAAGATAGGTAAAGATGCACTAGCTATATGGAATAAGTATGACCATGAAAGACCTGACTATGAAACTTATGTTAAACGAATTAAAAAAAGAGAGAAGATTGATAAAAAGATAAACAAAGTAGAATCTAAAAAACTAGAATTACATACTAAATGAGTAGAAAAAATAATACTATGTTAATAGGCTTACTAGGTACAATCCTAATGGGATTAGCAACATGGACATTAGTTACATTAATGGAATTACAAATTTTAGTTAATATGATACAACAAGATTTAATAAATATTGATAAACAATTTGGTAGAGTTTATAACTTTATAGATTCAGTGAGGAACTAATGATTTGGATAATAACAATAATAATAGGATTTGCTTATGCGAATTATCTCTCTAATAAGTGGACTGATGCTCTTAACCCATCTAACTTTAGCAGAAGAAATCACAACAAATAACCTAATCATTAATAATAATTTTGAAACAGGAAATGCTAATGGTTGGACTACTAATGGAGATGTCCAAGTATTAAACGATTGCTGCACATTAAACAATGTAGCTAGTAATTATGATTTAGAGTTTGGAGATAGTGGCTCAATAGAACAACAATTTAATTTAACAACAGATACTATATCACAAGCTATGTTAGATAATGGGATTACATTAAATAGCACAGTAGAAGTACAGAATGGAGAGTGTGGTGTTGCTGGTTGTTGGGCTGGTCAAGGTGGAGAAGCAGATTCATTTACAATTACATTAAAGATCAAAGATTCAGATGGTAATGTATTATCTACAAGTACAAAGATTAGAACTGATGTAACTAATATCTATGGTGCTAACTTTACAGATTCACTTACATACAATGGAGTAGATTCTAATTTAGGTAATCTTAATATTGCTGGAACTGATGCTAACGCACCCTCAACACTAGGTGGTGCAAATGTAGATAATATAGTTGTTACTATGACTTATGATAATGAAGTTTTATCTAACGAAATTATAGAGGAAATAGAGAATATATTTGAGGAGTTACAAGAGGAGATATTTCAAGAGGTAGAATTTAAGGAAGAATTTAAGTTTGAAGAAGAATTTAAAATAGTACAAGCACCATCAATCAAAGAAGAAATAGAGATTGAAGAATTTATAGAGATAATATCTATGCCTGAAAAAGAAACTGAAATCATAGAAGAAATGTCTGAAGTTGTAGAAGAAATTATTGAAGAAAAACCAGAGGAAGAAATTATAACTGAAGAAATTATTAAAGAGGCTAAAGAGGAGATGCCAGAAGAAGTTATAGAAGAAGAACCAGAACAGATAGCAGAAGAAACTAAAGAAGAAGAAGTTATAGAGGAAGCACCAAAGGAAACCACAGAAGAAGCACCTGAGAAAGAAATTAAAACAAAAGTAGTAAGTAAGAAAAGCAAGAAACCTAAAATAGACAAGATTATGGCCAAAGTAGATGCACAAGTAAAAGATAGTGCTAAGAACCTTATTATTAAAAACATCATTAAATTAGATGCTATGCAAAACGATCAGGCTTCATTAGTTGCTTATAACAATACTACTTTTTATACACCTAAAGATATTTATTTGAATCAGATCGAAATATTTGATAATAGGTCTATCTATAAGAATGTTGATTTAGTTAAATATACTGATAATGATATAATGCAGATCAAGATTAAAAAACTAAACGAAATAAAGTATAAGAAAAGAATATTACTTTTAGAATTACAGGAGTTAAAAAATGGTTAAAAAAATACAAGACAATCTAACAAACATAGTTGTAGTGCTAGGATTAATTGCATCTATTGGTGCTGGATTTACAAAGTTTGCTAAGATGGAATCTACAATAGAACAATTATCAAATCAAACTGCACCAGATATAACAGGTATTGAAACTAATGGATTTGCAATAACAGATAACAGTACAGATATAGCAGTTATAAAAGAGAAACTTAAAACACATGGTCATAATAACGATCATGCTCACGATAATACTGATGTTAAAATTCTAAAAACAGAAATAGAAGTTTTAAAACTAGAGATTCAAGAATTAAAAGAAGCATCTAAAAACCCACTTCAATAATGTATTATGTATTAGCTTTTGCAATCTGTTCAGCTATTACAGGAAATTGTACACCTCCTAAAGTATTACCAACTCAATTTGATAAATGGTCTGAATGTGTTATAGGTGGAAGTCAATTAACTATTGAATACACAACAAAAATGGAAGAACAAATAAATAAGGATAAACTCTATATCACTTATTTCTGCAATGAAAATATCTCTGACAAAACCCCAACTTAAAGTATCAACAAGTCAATCAAGGTTTAGAGTTCTTATAAGTGGTCGTAGATTTGGTAAGACCTATCTATGTATTACCGAGATGATGAAGTACGCAACAAAACCCAATCAGAAAATCTGGTATATAGCACCTACATTTAAAATGGCTAAAGAGATTGTTTGGGCTAATCTAAAAGAGATGCTTAATCAGTTTAACTGGATAGAAGATATTAACGAAACTACTATGACTATTACGATAAGAAAATCTAATAGTACA